TGGGTTATACGGCTTCCCCGTAGCTTTGCTCACCCCACCTGGCTTCAGGCTCCAAGCCTGCCCGTGGGTGCAGGTGCCCTCAGTGGTTGACTCTGCAAAAATCATTGCAGCCTTCACTGCCAGCAGGTCATCATTTGAAGGGGCGGTGACCCCCTCGCTAGAATCCCCGTATTTGCCCTTTTCCGCAACGCTAACGGCTGGTGCAGCCGTAGGCTGGGGCTTGGTAGCCCCCGCGCTCTTATCGGGGCTGTAAAGGCTCCTGCCAACGCCCACCTGTGCCGCGCACCGGCGGAGGGCATCACTCACCGCTGACTTCAGCGGCTCATCATCCTGTGGCCCATTGGGATACCCGTAATCTTGGCGGATTGTGGTGCTGCCATCAATCACCAGCGCCAAGCTGCCGTGCACCACGCACCTAGCAGGGTCAGCCACCTTCACCTCAAACTGCCAGCCAGCGATACCCAGCACATCGTCAAGCCGCTGTGCAACTGCGCGGGCATCCGCGTAGGTGAACACCAGCCCAGCCCTGCCTGGGCGCTGCTTCAAATCCTTAGCCTCAAATGGCGCGCTAAGCGCCGCTGCAATTTCTTTGCTCATCATTCCCCCCTCTTAAACTTAAACACCCGCGCCCCAGGTACTTCCTGAGTTGCGCCGTCAATAACTTCCTGCGACACCTTCGCCGCCTCCAGCGCCGCCTTGTAATCCACCTTGCGGCTTGGCTTATTCTGTTTCCAGCTGGCGTACCAGCCCTTGCCGGTAACGCCCACCTTATCCCCAATGGCTTCCTTAATCACCACTGCCAGATTCTGTAGGTGCTCATCAGCCAGCTTGCTCTCATAGAGCGCGTCAGCATACTGCTCAGCCACGCGCTCAATGCCGTCATCAGCGTGTGCCCACTCGTCACTGGCTTGCGGCACCACCTTTGCCAGCGTGTCTGAGTCTGTGCCAATCACCTCTGGCGGCTTGCCGCTGGCAATCAACTCACGAAACTCAACCGCCTTGCGGTACAGCTCTTGCTGATACTCAGGGTCAGCCATTACGCGCTCACACCTAAACTTTAAGCCACCTAGTAGCGCCACCACATCAACCCACGGTGCGCCCGTGCAGAATGCCTGCCACTGAACCTGTGCCACATACTCAGGCGGCACGGGGTACAGCTGCCAGCGGCTGCTAGTGCTGGTTTTCACCTCCACCAAACCAGGCTCACCAACCACCGTGCGGTCAAGGCTTGCCATTGCCCACGGGATATCAATGCGCCGCACGATGCCATTGCTGCGCTTCAACTTCCTGCCGGTTTCTAGCGTGTACCAATCAGCCACAGCCTGCTCAAGCAGGATGCCACGGGTGGCAGCCTCACCTGCTGGCTGCTCTTGAATCAGCCCGCTCTTTTGTGCCCACAGCTCATAGCGGGTTTTGTAGGGTGACAACCCTGCAATCACCACCGCATCAGTTGCTGTGATTCCATCCTTGCGCAACTCAAACCATTCAGGTGACCGCTGCGCGGCCTTCACGAATTCAAACACCCTTGCCATTACTTCCCTCCTGCTTTCAGTCTGTAATCATTTAGCCGGCTGATAGCCCACGCCAACTGCCGCTTAGCCTCTGCCAGATTCTCGCCGCCCTCCAGCTTGTAAATGTCAACCACCCTGCGCCAATGCACCGCTGCGCAATCCTCACAGAGCCGCTTCAGTTTGTGTGGCTTCACCTCGCTCTCTCGCTGCGCCTTGCAGGCTTCACATCGCCACTTCACCATTTACTTTCCCTCCTTTTTTCTATCCTGCTTTGCCCACCCTGAGCCTTTGTATTGCACCGCTGGTGCGTTGATTACGCGGAGCATCCAGCACCCGCACTTTTCACAGCGCGGAGTAAGTGGCGCATCAATCGTTTGCAGCCGCTCATCAAGGGCTGAGCATACGGGGCACTGATACACATAGAGCGGCACTAACTCAACCACGCATAGATAAACACCCACCCAGCAAGGGCAAAGAGTAGCTGCGCCATAAAGCGCAGTTTGTCTGCACGCTGCTCACCGCGCACTAGGCGCGGCACACTGAGCGGGCGCATATCAGTGAGCACAACCGGCTCATTAGCCCTGTTCAGTTTCACTGCATCCCTCCCGCTGCCAGCAGCAGCACCATTGCAAACATAAACAGCGCCACGCTCAGCGCCTCACCAATGAGGGTACGCATTAGCGCACCTCCTTTTTCACATCGCCAAGCAACCCGGCAATGCGCTCGCGCTCTTCCGTGTATCTAATAATTTGCTTCTCGCACCACAAAACCATTTCCGCACCACTGCTTGAGTTGTACTGGGTAGGTACATAATCCGGCGAGCTGTAGCGGATAATTGCTCTCTTTGCAGCGTTAATCGCCCTTGTTTGTGCCGCCACTTTTCCGCGCAAGCTTTTAATCTTTTCCTCTGTGGTCAAAAAGCCGGCATTAGCAATCCTCTCTGGTGAGATATATGTTCCGTCAAAAGCCTTTGCCATTTTCACTCTCCCTATCAGGCCCACCGTTTGGTGGATTCACTCCCTGACTCCCCTAAGGTAAGGCACCCTGCAACGCTTGTCAAGCGTTTGCAACGGTTGTTGCGTGGCTATTTTTTATGCAGGCTGGATAGTAACAATTGGAGGGTAGCCCCCGCCCGTGAGGAGGGTTACGGGCGGGGGTCAAGCAGCCTCTCAGGGCTGCTTAGTCAATATCCTCTGAGCCTGCCAGCTCAACAGCCAGCGCAATGCAATCGCGGCAGTAGCCTTCGCCTTCAACCACCCCGTACCCAGCGCCTAGCGCAACGATACGCTCATTGGCTTTCCATACCCGCTGGGTCAATCCACACACCTCACAGCGCCCCCAGGGCGGTGGTGTTTTTTGTGGTGCCAGTGGCATTGCCGGTTAGCGCTTCAGGCGCTCTTGGTACACGGCAGCCTCAATGGCTGCCCCAATGGCTGCATCATCAAGCTTATAGCCACGCTTCAGGCACTCAGACTTCACCAGCGCGAGGGCGGCTGCCTTTTTGGCTTCGCCTTCCTCTGTGCCAAGTGTCTGCTCAATGGAGCGCACCGCGGTGCGAGCAAGCGCCTCAACCATTGCAAACTGCTCAGCGCCCATACGCGCCTTCAGGTATCCAATCACCTGATTGCCAACATAGCCAAGCGCACCGATTGCTACAGGCACCAAGCCAATAATCAGCGCATTCAACAGGTCATTAATCAACGGATTCATTCTGCACGCCTCTTGCTAATCAACACCATTGCGGGCGGTGTTGGAAACCCAGCATTGCCCTTGCTATCGCGCAAAGTTTTAACTTCCTCAGGCAGCGCCCACCTTCCCTCTTTGCCTTCCTGCATAGTAGGGCAGGCATACTCCCAAGTGGAGTTGCTATAGCCAAGCACCACCCAGTGCCCGTAGGTTGCAAGCGGCTGCTTGCGCCAGTAATCGCGCTGCCACTTTGAGCGTAGGCGGTCTGGCACTACCTTTTGGCTGGCTTGAATATTCAAGATAAGGATGCTGCCAGCCTTCACCTCATTGCTTGCCTCACTCCAGTCATACACAATGCGAGCCTTCAGCCCCAGAATCTTTGCGGCATCCCTCACCTGCTTTGCGCTGGTGCCCTCTGCGCCGGTAGGCGTGTCAATACGCCCAGCCTGCTCACACGCCTTGTGCGCCTGCTTGGTGCTGGTGTCAACGCCTAGTGCGGTAGCTGCCGTTGCAAGGCTCGCAGGGCCGCAATCGTCCATAGCCTTTACGCCAAAGCGCTCTGCCAAGCCAAGCTGGCTTCGTACCTTCAGAATCATTTGCCCTGCCCTTGCATCCACGCAAGCAAACCACCAAGGCCAGATACGCCAAGCAAGGCAATCACAAACTTAGCAAGCCTGTAGGCTCCGCGCGATTCTGCCAACTCAACTTTAATATCAGCAAGGTCACGCTCAATGCGGTCAAGCCGCTTCAGAATCTCAGTGCTTTGGCTTGCGGTCATTATGCTTCAGGCTCCAGTTGCGACTCAGGCAGAATCTCAGACACTCCCTCAATAATCCCAGGTGCCGGCTCAGGCTCTGGCGGTGGAAGGAACTGGCCCTCAGTATACGAGCCGCCAATCCAAACGCTCGTGCCAGGCTCCACCTCAATGACTTGCGTTGCGCCGAATAGCGTTGCCTGGTCGCGCAGGAATAGTTGCTGCTGCGATGGCGTGAGGTTGCCCACGATGACATTGACCACTGTGCCGTCAGCATCAAGGAAGGCGTGCTTAGGCAACATAGGCAATCACCACGAGTCCATTAGAGCCAGATGTTGCACCGGCAACGGTGGCTGTGATTCCTGAGTTGGTGTAAGAAGTTGTCTGGGATGTTCCGATTCCAACCACACCGATTGCTACGCCGCCGCCTGCCGCCCCGCCAGCACCATTTGCGGAGCCAGCGGTTGTTCCAGGCGTGCCTCCTGTGATTGTGTAAGTCTTGCCGATGCCTCCCACAAGTGCGCTGATGACGCTGACCACTGCGGCTCCTCCTGCGCCACCCGCTGCGCCATCGCCGCCACTACCGCCTGAGCCAGATGTGACGGTTCCAGTTGTGCTTGCAGTACCAGCAGGTGTGTTCACCGTGTTTGCAGCAGAGTTTCCACCTGCGCCAAGCAACCCTGCGGTGCCGCGTGCGCCAGCCGTTCCAAACGAACTGACCTCATTAGAACTTGCGGTGCCGCTGACCGTGAAGGTTCCAACTCCAGATGTTCCTGCTTGCTGGAATGCGTATGGGTAGTAAGGGAATGATGTCGTGGTGGTAGTGCCAGCAGGAATGGTTTGTGCCGCTCCAGTCTGCGTAAAGATGTTCGCGCCCCACGTTGTTGAGTATGAAGGCGTGCCGCTGTTGTTGTTGCCACCGCCAGCCGCAACAACGAATGAACCAAACGAAGTGTTGCCGCCGTTGCTTGCGTTGCCAGAACTTATTGAGTAGTTCGTTGTGGAATCGCCAACAGCCTTTGTGTAAGAGGTGCCTGCGCCTCCTGCGCCGCCCGCCCCAACGCTGACGGATACCGATGCTGCCGTTCCAAGCGAGATGTCACGAGCAAGCACTAAGTCTCCACCCTTG